TCGGAAGGCTCGTCGGTCTCGGCGTCGCACTCGAAGACTGCGATATCCTCGACGCCCCAAGGCCATTCGGGGTCGCAGGCCTCGCGGTAAATCCTGATCGTCTCTTCGGCGTCCGCCTTTGCCCGCTCCAGTGTCGGGAAATGACGGGTCGGGTCTTCATCCTTGACGTAGAAGAACCGTTCGCTCGCTTCCGTCGTCATGCTCTGTCCTCCGGTTGGCAGCGCTTGGCTGCTGGGGGTGGGGGTTGGTGTCAGTCGGGCCATTCGATGCGGACGGTCTTGCCGCAGGTTTCGCAGCGGTAGTCGTCACAGCAGCCTTCGCTGCACCCGCCGTCGTCGGCCATGCTCGATCCGCAGCAGCGCGGGCCGCTAACTGAACCGTCCGCATTGACGCTGGCGGGCTCGTAGCCGGGGGTCGCAGACTTGATTTCGGCGTTTGAGAAAAAGGGCATCTTCGTCTCTCCGTGTGGCGTTCTATGGGGAGGGGCGGGGCACTTGGCCCCGAGGGGTTCAGGCGCGGGACTTGACGGCAGCCAACATCCACCTCTGCTCGCCCATATCGGCAGGGCGCTTTTCCCACGCCTCGATCAGCAGGGCGCTTTTATCCTCAGCAATCGAATACCGGGCGAAAGCCGCGCCTTCGCGCCTTGCTTCTTCTGCGGCTTCCCGAAACCATCGTGTCGTCGCCTGCAATGCTTCCGGTTCTGCCGTCTGCCTCACGTAGAACGGCTCGTCGTTGCGCTTGATGGTCTCGGCTGCGGCGGCACGCTCGTCGACCGACAGCGTTTCGTCGTCGTCGATGCGCTCCAGCGCGATCTTCTCTGCAATGTCGGCGCGGCTACCCGCAAAGAACCAGCCGATGCGCACTTCCTTGCGGAGCGGGCCGAACACATGGACCTCACCGTTACGCTGGATGCGGACCCGGCTGTTCGTGACGCCCGAGCGGCCCTTCGCCAGCAGGTAGCTGCGGATCTCTCTGTCGGCGATCTCGGCTGCGGTCATCTGTTGGCTCCGGGTTCGGTGCGTTTCGATGAGCCACAATACCACTCTGGCATTGCGTGTCAATACCGATCTGGTATAGAACGCGGCATGGATCAAGAAAATTCTCCGACCTCGACCGACTACGAGTTCCTGCGGCGGCGGGAATTGTGGATGCGCGAATTGATACGGCAGCGAACGCTCGGCGAGTGGCCGCGCGTCGTCGGCATCTACCTGGCTCTACGGATGAGCGAGAAGCGGCCCTATGCGTGGCCGGGCCAAAAGCGGATGGCGGAAGACCTCGACTGCGACCGCAATACGATCGGCCGGGCTATCCTGAAATTGCGTCGGGAAGGTTGGATCTTGGCGACCAACGAGAAGCTCGGCGACGACGCGAAGAAAGACTCGCGGTCGTACACCTACACGATCCGAATCCCGATCCTCTAAATGCTCGCAGTGACGAGCGTTTAAATGCTCGTGGGGGCGAGCACTAATAGAGGAAACCCAATAACGGTAAGAGATTATCCTCTAGGGATATAGGGCTCTGACAGGGGAGCTTTATACAGAGGGGAGAGAGCGCTCGAAAATCAGCAAACGGGCGCCGGGTCGTATCGAGCCAAAACGAGGCCGCGGATCTCGATCTCTTCGCCTTCTTCGGCGTCGCCCATCTCGATCGCCTTATGCAGCCGGTTAGAGCTTCGCGGCACTAGCGAGGTGTGATCCCCCATGATTTGAACTTCCTTGAGGGTCGTCTCAACGAGCTGCCCGCCGAATTTCCTTCGCTCAACATGGACGACCATTCCCGTGCGGAACGATTGGTTCATGGCGTAGGCGTTGACGCAGACGACATAGCCTCCGTCGCGGACGAACAAATCCATCGAGTCCCCACGCACCCGCAGTACGTAGAGTTCGGTTTCCGGGTATCCGTTGATATCCACAATAGGCATCCTCCCCGGTTCCTCCTCCGCAAACGCTTCGACCCAGGTCCCGGCTTGTATCAGCCCGAGAACTGGCGCCATCACGACGCGAGGGGTTGGCTTACTATCAGGGAACAACAGCTCTTGTGGGTCAACACCCAGATGCGGGGCCAGTCTCTCGGCCCATTCCTTGGTTAATTTTCGGTTGCCGGCTTCAAGCCGTTTGATCTGCGGCTGAGAGGTGCCCGCCAGATCGGCAAGCCGCGCCTGGCTCATGTCTCGCAGGGTTCGGAACTTGCGGATCTGGCTCATAGCGGCATTTGGCGGTCAACAAAAATCCAGTCAAAGACCGTTTTGGCCCTTTTTTGGCTTGCATTGAAATACCGGTATGGTATCAATGCTGGTATGAAACTCGCCAAATACCTCTCCGACCACGGCATCTTGCAGCAGGACTTCGCGGCCCTGATCGGCAAGTCGCAGGTGAATGTCAGCCGGTACGCCAGCGGCAGCCGCAAGCCCGACAGTGAGACGATCGCGAAGATCCACACCGCGACGGGCGGCAAGGTTTCGCTGGCCGACTGGCACCCGGAGTTGGCGCGAGCAATCCGCAAGACGGTTCGGCAGGAAAGGGCTGCGGTATGATCTATTTTGCGCAGCCCGCTGGCGACCCCAGCCGGATCAAGATTGGGGTTACCGGTTATCTGGCCGAGCGCCTCGCAAATCTTTCTAGGGCGGAGGCTGGCATAGCGCTGATCACGTTCTGTGAAGGCAATTACCAGCTCGAAACGAAGATACAGAACCGCTTCGCCTACCTGCACCTCGGGAACGAGTGGTTTCACGCCGACCATTCCCTTCGCGAGTTTGTGGAGCGCATTGCCTTCGGCATCGCTCCTGAATTCGCCATCGATGATCTTGACGCGGCCACCGGCAGCATTCGCGGCAAGTACGGGATGGATCGCGCGATTTTCAAAGGTGATCCCGCTGTCGGCGGCATGGTTAACGAGCGGAGCGCAGCATGACCTCCATTCAGCACCCCATCCGAGACGCAGAGATCCGCACCTATCAGGGTGACGAGGACTGCATCGCGCTCCTGCATGGCTTCCCTTCGCCGTTCTTCCGTGCAGCCACCCGCGTCGAGGCTGGCGAGAAGGCCGAGGCATTCCGTAAGGGCGTCCTCGATCAGCATGAGGCGACATTCATCGCCCGGCAGGAAGCCGCAGCGAAAGCGCGCGAGACCGCCAAGGCGAGGAAGGCGAGCGCAGCATGAGCAATCGCTTCGGTCAAAACGCCTACCATGGGCGAACCAAAAACACCCCAATGCACACCATTTCCGTCGTCCCGAAGGCACTCCAGCGGGTAGCTGACGGCTATGTCGACGAGCAAATCGTCGAGGTTCGCAGGTTGCTCAGAGAGGGCAAGGGTGGGGCGGAGATTGCAGAGGCTTGCGGTTTCTCCGACGAGTTCACGGCGCGGAACTACATTCGGCGGAATGGTCTCAGCCTGACCTCTCGCGGCAAAGGCGGGCGGGCGGTCGACACTTCTTGGTACGCTGAAGCGTTGGAACTTCGGCGGAAGCGGATGAAGGGCCGGGAGATCGCGGACGCTCTCGGCAAGACGATACATCAAGTCAACAGCCTGTTTTCTCGTGTCGATAATGGCCTCGCTGACGCCGAAGGCCAGCCGATCGAGCGCGTTCTTGCGCGGGTTCAAAGCACCAGAGCTGGGGCGCCAGCATGAGTAGCTGCGCCCTGTACTCAGCCCTTGGTTTGGCATCCGCAGTCTTTTCTCTCGCTGCCTTGATATTGGCGGCGCGGGTTCTCGCGAAAGCCGAAGACCTCAACGCTGACACGGCAGAGAAAAACGCCTCCGGTCATCATACCGGTTCGCGTCCAGCCGCCGTGGTTAACGAGCGGAGCGCAACATGACCGCGCTCCATACCATAGCCGAGATCATGGCCGCCTGGACCGCGATCTCCTGCCTCTGCGGCCTGTTCATGGGCCGGTTCATCGCCTTCGGAATGGGAGAACGTCATGACCGCTGAGCCAGTAACGGTGTTCGCCTGCGTCGCCATACTATTCGTGCTCGCGATGCTCTGGTGGACGCTTTGCAGCTCCCGAACGCTGCAACAGCGCAACGCGATGAGGACCGCGCTTTTTCGGGGATCGTACTCGCCCGAAGCGGTGTCTGATTTCCTCAATGTCAGCTTTGAGCGCCACCATCTCGCGCTGACGTTCTTCCGCGACCCGATCAAGCTTTACGGCCCGCGTCTCCGCTCGCTCTTGGAGGCCAATCATGACCGCTGAACAGCTTGGCTGGCTTTTGCTGGCAGTTTCCATCGCAGGCATTGCGGCGAGCTTCGCCATCTCGAACGTGCTGCTCGGCCTGTTCTCCGCGTACATCGCCGTCCTGATGGTGTTCGGCATCGTCGGCCAGCGGGTGCGGGCATGAGCTTCCACCCGGGTCAGCGCGTCGTCTGCGTCAGCACGTTCACCAATATACCTCCGGGCGCCAACGTGCCGGATGTTGGGAAGATCTACACCGTTCGGTCGAGGCGTCTCGACATAGGTGTAGGCTTTGACGAGCCCGTAGAGGGCCTGACTCTCGTCGAGATTGTGAACGGGATAGCGCCGTGTGGGCTGGAGTGGGCTTTCTACTCTGGCCGCTTCCGCCCTCTCGACGAGTCCCGCCTCGACCAGTTCCGCATCCACCTCGCTCCCATCAAGCAGCGAGAGGAGGCCTAACCCATGGCCGAACGCAACCGCGCACGCTTCATGGATCTCGCTGAGAAGACGCTGGATCGGATGCTCTGCAACGACGACGAGTCCGGCGACATGCGCCACGACTCCATCTGCGACATTGCCGATGCGCTGGCCCGTGTTCACCGCGAGGCGCTTTGCGAGAAGCAGGCCGAACAGTTCCGCGCCTATCATCTCAAGGGCGAGGCCTGACCCATGGCCCCCCACCCAACACATCGCCCAGACGGCTTGTCCTCGAAAAACGAATGCGGTCGCGGCGATGTCAGCCAGCCCAAAGGCCCGAAAGCAACAAACGTAAAGCCGCGGGCTGGCGCCTCTTTCAAATTCGATCGTGCTCCCCTCCCTCTCGGCACGATCGATAAGCCAGCGGTGGCGTTCCTCCCCGCCACCGCTGGTGCTCCAACCAGCATCGGGGCAGGTGCTGGCAAGATTGCAGATTGGGGCCTCGCCCGGATTGAAGGGGGGCAGCCTGTCCCTCGGTTCGGAAGCGTTGCCAGGAGCCCGCTCACCGGCCGCGGGTCCGATGGAAGGCCGGTTCAGTTTCTCGGATTGGAGCACCCTGCCGGCGGTCTTGCGCGTAGTAGCCTGCGCGCTCGTGTTGTCGGCTTGTGTAGCGCCGTCCCCGTTCCCAGCCACGGGGCCAATGAAAGGCTGGGACAGTTTCTCGATACGTGCGCGGTTCCTGCGGCTGCTGCATTTGCGCGCCTCCAGGTACTCGCTGAATTCGTCCTCGGATTGGGTGCAGGGAACATGGGTGACAGCAGAACCATCGCCGATATGACGGGCCAAAGGTTCGGCCGGTTGACCGTCCTCTCTTTGGCTCCCCGCGAAGAAGGCTGTCGGAAGGTGAGGTGGGTGTGCCGCTGTGACTGCGGGACTGTCTTTGCCACAAAGTCGTATCGCCTGAAGAACGGTGAGACCGCATCTTGCGGCTGCTCCAGGCTGGGCAACAAAAACCAGACAGGAGCTAGCGTCACAACGCATGGGGCTAGCCGACGCGGACCCGACAACTCGACTTATCGCAGTTGGAAGTCGATGAATGATCGGTGCCGTTATCCGAGCCTCGATATGTACAGGCACTATGGCGGGCGCGGCATAAAGGTCTGCGATCGTTGGAAGT